ACTCACCCTGCCCGGGGGTAAGCTTGCCAAGCAGCTGTTCGATATTAGCCCGAGTTATGGCGCTTACGTTTTGGTTTTTTGCGTAGTCAACCAGTGCTTCTTGTACGCTAGGGTCAGATACCGGCTTGTCAGTAACTGCCGCACGAAAGTTTGCCCCAAGTACACGAGACGTAAAGTTATTCTTTTCCGCGATACCAAGTTCGTCCAGTACGTCTTTGGTTAGCGTTACGTCAGGCTGGGGTTCTTTGGCTACTGGCGCGGTTTCTTCCTGTACACCGAGAGTTCTTTTGCGGCCCATACCGGGAAATGAAAGTTGGCTAGGTTCTGTAACCTGCTCCGTGCGCTCAGGGATAAGGGCTTCAAGGTCCTCGACCCCCCGTGGCCCAGTGACCGTTCTTGGTTCGCGCTGAAGCGCTTCGTTGTTGGGTTCCTTGCTCAGAGCAAGGCGCACTGCGCCCGCAATATAGCCCTGTTCTTCTTCCGTAGGGGCAGTGTTAGCAACGCCATCACTGTCAAGTTCTTGGGCAAATGCAGCTTCTACATCGCTGTAGGGGTCATAGCCGCCTTCCATAGACCGGCGCTGAACGTTCTCCATACGGCTTTCTAGGGCCCGGACTAGCGCCCCACGCCTACGAGCCTGTTCCTGTTCCTCCCGCTGACGGGTAAGCATCTCGTTTGTCGCTTGGAACTGGTTTTCTAGGGACTGCTTACGTGCGTCTTGAACCTCGCCAAACTGTTCAAGGGGTGTAGGCGAAGTATCAACCGGAGGCGTTGCGCCCCGGGTTTTGTTTTCCGCAACAAGTTGTTCAAGCAACGTACCAGCAGCAAACGGCTTAAGCCCCTGCGCCCGGGCATCTAAAACTTGTTGTTTTTGGCGTTCGTCTATTAACCCTTCGTTGAGGCGTTGCGTAACCTGCGCCCGCAAAGTTTTATCTGTAGTGGCGGTGCTACGCCGGATTGCGGGTGCGTCTTCTTCGGTTGCGGCGTCACCTTCGGGCGATACTTCGTCGTCGTACCCAAACGGAAGCATACCTTTTTCCGCAAGTTTTTCGTTGGTGGCCGCTTCTTCTTGTTCGTCTAGGTACTTTTGTGCTTGGGCTTTCTGCCTAGCAGCTTCTGCATCTACAACATCTGTTTCGGGGGTTTCACGGTAGTCCGCAGCTAAACGAGAAACGCCTTCAGGTGTGGTTATGTAATCTGGAGTAGGGGAATACCCCAGCAGCAGTTGTCTTGCGGGTTCAAAGTCTACGTTACCGGTCTCAATATCTTCGCGGGCTTGAGCAGCAGCCTGCTCTTCCGTCATATCCGGTCCCGAACGCATCAAGGGGTTGACCCCCTTCTGCATGTACTTATCAACTAGCAGGTTAAACGCACGTTTCTTGCGTTCCTGAAGCTGTTGACGGGGCGCAGCGTACCTAGCTTGGACACCACCACCAAAACCACCAAGCAACCCACCACCGATAGCGGCCTGCTTAAGTTCTTCTCCCCACTGATCTTCAGGGACACCCGCCTGCCAAAGTTCTAGTACCTGTTGAGCTGTTTCCTGCGGCACTTCAAACAAAATGCCTTTGCCCACACCACGAGCAAACGTGCCTTTGGGAGATATTTCCAGCTTCCCTTTTCTGACAGCGTCAGCAAGGACTTCCACAGACTCTTCAGCGGACTTACCCCCGATAGCAAGGTTCTTGAGTAGGGGGAACCGGCTGAGCAGCGAACCAAAGACTTTACCGCCAGCAACATCAAGTGCGGTCTGTCCCGCAGTGGCAACGGCGGCTTTACCCAACGAGAGTTCTTCTGGCGTGCGCCCCGCATCTATAGCGGCTTGCTGCTCCCGTGCCTGACGAGCAATATTCTGAATACCGTACTGTGCAGCGGCGGCACCGTAACCAGCAACGGGGGCACCTACACCCCCGGCAAGAAGGCCCGCAGTAGCAGCGGCAGCAGGGGCGGCAAGGAAACCTATCGTACCACCAAGCGTTTGCTTTAGTGCTTCTACGTTACGCCCAAAGGTAGACAGGTCTTCAGTAGGCGACAGGCCGAAGTCGGCAGACTTATACTTAGACTCCGTATCCGCGATCAGCGCTTTCCGGGTTTCCGGCGTCTGGTTCGCAGCAAAGGCCGCAGCTTCGGGCCCAGCACCAAGCGTAGCTGCTGCTTCCTTCATACTACCGAAGAAGCCTGCGTATTCTTTGTCAGGTTCGGGTGTGGGTACGTCGGAAACACCCCTAGCTGCTTTGTACGCACGGGCTACAGTTTCAAAGTCGGGCAAGCCCTTCTTATCCGCATTGGCTACAATCCACTGCGCTAGTTGTTCTACGGTAGCCATAGTTATCCCGAAAGCCCTAAGACTTTATCTGCGTCTTTCATATAAGGGTTTGAGGTAGGATCGCTTTCGTCGCTGTCTTTAGCCATAATGTTACTAGCGTAGTTAGCTATCCATGCCGCCCTACCTTCTTTTGGCTCGGGCTTCATACCCCCCGCGAACTGTTTATCGTACGCTGTTTCGGCTATTTTACGTACTACCAGCGGGTCTTTAGGTTTCCCAAACGCATTAGACCTTACTTGTGTAGCCCTCCACGCCAGATACTTAGCGTCTTCCATGTTATTTGCTTTACCGGCGTCAAGGATTATTTTTGCATCCCGGGTTATAGCTTCGCTGTCTTTATTCTTAAGGAAGTTGGTATAGCTTGCACTATTAGCCAGTTGCTGGCGTTGAATACTAATTGTTTCCCTGTCGTTTGCATTTTTCGCTTTAGCTTGAGCAAGGTTAAGACCGTACTCCCGCATAGTATTTTGATCTGCCCGCGTAGCCGCAGCAGCAGTGCCTCTGGCTCCGTATTCCGTTTTTGCTTGGTCGAAGTCGGCCTGACGTTCTTCGCGGTCTCTGGCCTTGCGTTCTTTTGCTGACTCCGTAAGTGCGGGCATAGCACCTTTCCCAGCATCGCCAAGCGCCCCTAGGAACGTTTTTGATCCTCCAGATAAACCCGCACTAGCAGCGCTTAGCAACGCCATACCAATGTCATCGTTACGCTGCGCGGCCTGCTCTTCGGCAGACATTCTTGTTGACTTAGGTGCGGGGCCCATCATTTTTAGTATTTCGTCAAAGTTCTTTGTCTGGTCAAACGCTTCAGGTGCCTTGGGAAGACCGTAATCATCGTCAGGCGTAGTAGCCGTACTAGGACCAACAGGAGCACGGGGGCGCAAAACCGCAGGGGGCGGAGGCGGAACAACAGCGGCGGGGGCGGCGGGAGCGGCGGGAGAAGATGTAGAAGGAGTAGGGAAGGGGATACCTTGTGTACGGGGAATAGTAGTACGGGGTATATTTAAATCTTGTGCGGCTACGTAATTATATACGTCAGGGTTAACCCCCTTAGTATTGTCATAGTATCCAGCCGCTACATTAGCCGCACGCGACGCAGCATCCAACGACGTAAGTGCTTTACCGCTAAGACCGATATTGCCGCTTGATTTTGGTAAAGCCAACAGGCGAGTTAGTTCTTGTGTCGCTCTTTGTTTTTCTGCGTAACTAAATTTGGGGTTTTTTATGTTTTCTCTCAAACCCTTTATCTGCTCTTCGTACTGACCACCACTAGCAAAAGCCACGATACCGCCGCCAGCGAAGGACTGCTCGTCGTACATATCGTCAGGCAGAGGCAGTGTGGTTAGACCACCGCTAGCCATTTGAACGGGACCCTGCGGAGCAGGTGCGCCCATAGCGGCAGGGGCAGCATTAGCCATCTGCATACCTTGCGGGGTAGCACCAAGACCAGCGGGAGCAGCTTGAGGAGCCGGGGGCGCACCAAGACCAAAAGCATTTTGAAATACGGTCTGTTGAGGAGCCTGCTCTATCTGCGCCGCAGCACGTATCTTGTCGATCTTCATAGCCGCAAGAACAGCCGAAGTTTCATCAATACTACCCACCTGCACCATCTGGAGCAGTTTCTGCTTGTTGCCGCCGCTAAGTTCGATAAGCGTGTCGGGCGACTGCATACTAAAAGGTTTGGGGTTGGGGAGGCTCATTAGATAGCTCCGAGCTTAGAAAGACCAAGCGCACCAATGCCAAGGTTAGCAAGCTGCCCCAACTGAGAAGCACCGGGCTGTGACACAGTAGTACTAGTATTAGGCGTAACCGGGATACCGTGCAGGATGCTGCTATAGTAGCTAAGCTGGTCCATAGGCTGTTGGCGCTGGTTCAAGAAATCCTGATACGCCATATCAAGCCTCCTCTGCCCCATCTGCTGCTGCTGGCCCGCAGTCAAGTCCTGAGCCTGAAGCCTCTGGAGATTAGACTGCTGCTGCGTCTGGCCGAGGTTACCCAACGTCTGAGCACTCTGAAGAGCCTGAGCAAGACTCTGCATATTGAGGTTGCTACCAAATTGGCGCGAAGCTTCAGCGGCCTTCTGGGCATCCATACCGTACTGCTGGTTACTCAACGCGGCACGGAAAGCCTGATCGGCGCTAAGGCCCTGTGTCTGAAGCTGAGCGGCTTGGTTTTGAACGTTAGCCTGCTGTTGAGCACTAAGGTTAGCCATCGCGGTCTGGAGACCGGTGGAGGTCCTAAGGTTCTGGGTCTGAAGGTTAGAGTCGAGGTTAGCCTTGTTGACGTTAAAGCCCGCGTTGCGGTCACGTTCAAACTGAGCCTGCGCGTTTTCGTACGCGGACTGGAGACCCTTAGCTTGGATATCCCCCATCTGCATACCGAGGTTGCGTTCGCGCTCCGTACCAGCCAGCAACTGCCTAGCACCGCCGTAAGTACCCTGACGCGCCGCGCCAAGGTTGGTCATCAACTGGCCCTTTTGGGCATCCGTAACAGCTTCGCGCTTCTGTGCATCCAGCACATTCTGGAAGTACGGCGACATATACTGCTTAGCTTGGGCCTGACCAAACGTTGAAGCGGGGTCTATGTTGTAATTCTGTAGGTTCGGGTTGTAGTTAGTTTGAGCGGTATCCATCTGGTACTGCTGAAGCTGGGGAGCGGTAACATTCTGAGTACTAAAGGAAGCTGGGTCATACTTACCCCCCTGCAACGCACCAAGGCCTGCTTGGTTGGCAAGATCGGTAGCCTGACCAAACTGACCCGGCTGCTGAAGACCCATTACACCTTTTTGGACCTGCTGCTGCTCAGCAGTAAACGGGGAAATGCGCTGACCTTCGAACCGGGTGTAAGGCTCAAACGCTACGTCCTGCGTACGCTCAAGCAGGTTTGTGAAATACGGCTGCACGTATGCAGGCATATTCGTAGTTGTGTTTGTAGAAGTTACTTCCTGCTTACCGCCGCCGCTTCCACCGCCCATATTAAGCTCCTAGTCCCGAAGTTGCGATAGGCAGCTCATAGGTCTGCCATAGTGGTTTATATCCATCGTCTTGGAAAATCTTACCCCAACCCAGTCGGCCAGAGGATTCAATCCCATCACAATTACTGTCGTAGGCCCAGTGCTGTAATATCCGCAGCATCTCAGCCTTCCATTCCATACCACCAAGGCCACCGCAGAATACCAAGTCCAGATACCGCTTCTTGGGGTACTGCTTGAAGTTGGTTACTGCCGCGCCTTTAATTCCTTCGTCATCAAACGCAATCCACAGGTGGTGGTCGTACTGCGTTATAGAATCCTTAATGTCCTCAACGTCATAGCGACCATACGTATATTCGGCGGCGCGTTCCATATGCGGCCTAACATCAGGCCACACGCGGTCAACATGGTCAGTAGGGATCAACGAAACCTGCATTTACGTTCTAACCAGTGCCGCCAGACCAGTGTTTTCCCCGCGCTTGGCTTTTTTACGGGCCTGCTGGGCCTTATGCATGAGAGCGTAAAGACGCTGTGCGCCCTTCTGAGCGCTTCCGCCACCCACCCTTTGGACCGCATCAGGTGAGAATTTCACCTCGTCGCGGGCTACCCGGGCTTCCTGCTTACCACCGATATTAGCACGGATAGAGTCACTTACGCCATCGCCGGGACCTCGAATAGGACGACCCCCCATACGGGATAGGACTTCCTGACCAGCCGAAGAACTACCGTTACCCATCTCAGATACCGTGCGGGCATCAACGACAAAGGCTCCGTCTTCGAGATCAACATTGCCACCCTTAGCCATAGTCATAGTAGGCTTAAGCTGGGTAACCGTGCTGGGGGAACCGCCAACTGGGGTGAAATACTGGAACTCCGAGGAGTCATTGGGATCACGGTTTACAGGAAACTGGACCTTACGGTTCAGGGGCTGCGGGGGGCTAAGGCTAACCGTGGGCTTTTCGGGCGTAGAAGGAGCAGAGGAATTTTCAGAACCCGACAAAGCCCCAATAAGGGGGAGACCAAGGGCAACCTTACCCATAGTAGACATACTACCAAGACCACCAGCAGCTGGGGCAGCGCCAGCCGCAGCGCGAGCCGCATCCATACCCCCTGTTTGGGCTATATTCGTAATAGCGTTAAAACCCCCCGGGGTAAGCGAAGGGGAAAGCGCACCGGGAACAGCAGCAGCGCTACCCGCCCCACCAGCAGCGCCAGCAGCACTAGCCCCAAGCGCACCCGCCAAACCAGCACCGCCGTAGGCCCCAAGACCAGCCATAAGCCCCTTGGTTATGTCACCGGTAATAGCAGCGGTGCCGCCGCCGACTAGCAACCCTGCACCGAGAGCGCCTGCGCCAGCAGCGCCAGAACCAAGGATAGCTGCCCCAATAGGAGCGCCAACCCCGGTAGCCATAAGCAAACCACCTGCGAGCATAGGCAGGATCGACTCTAGAAACCCAGCTTCCGGGAAGCCAGTTCGGGGGTTTGTTGTTAAGGAGCCGCCGTGGGCCATGGCGAGGGACTGCAAACCACCGACTTCCCGAGGGGTCATATGGACCAGCATGGAGTCATTACCCCGGCCCTGAGATTGTAGATGCTGTGCTAATGCGTGCATGGGGGAATGCCTCAAACTCAAGGAGTACTTAGGGTTATATTACCAACTACGCTAAAACTAAAGCCTAACCGTTGCGCCAGTTCGTCCCGTCTGAAAACACAGGCAGGAAGATAGACCCCCCACCAGTAGCCACAGCTCTGAATACCGGAGCCGCAGCGGCATCCGTCACGAAGGTCCTAGCCCCCTTATAGTCAGCGGCAGCGGGGAGCAGGGCAACGGTGGAGGAGTTGAGACTATAGAAGTAGTTAGCTGCATAAGACTGCGCTTGGTTAGGCGTTTGGGAGTCCAATTGACCAAAGAAAAGCTCAATCACCCGGACAAGCTGCCGTACGTACTGGGCGTCATACTCCTGTGGAGGGCTCGGTAAGGGGGAGTGTTTGAAGCTAACCAGAGCCATTAGCGCTTACCATCGGGGCGGACTTCAAGGCGTGGGGCACCAAGCTGCCACTGGACCCCCAGATCATCCGAACTGACCTTTAGCGCCATCTGACGACCCCGGGCACGAATAAAGACCTGCCCCGTATACACACCAACCGAAGTCTCAACCACCGGCTGGGAGTCCGACGCACCACCCGTAAACGCCGAACCCGGGAAGTTACGGGGGCGTATTGTAAGCGTAGCCTCTGGTTCAGCCGCAGTGGAACCTGCGAAGTCAATATCAGGTATAATACGTCTGGTGAGCATGAACTGCTCCCCGTCTTCAATATCAAAGTCGTTAGACTGGATGTAACTTTCTATCGCCACATTGTCGTCGTTGACCCCGGACTCGTGGTTATACAGCTCGCCGGGAGCGCCTATAGAACCTGTAATCGTAGTAGTGATAACCGTTTGAGTTGGGCTGACCTCGTAAGTACCGGTACTACCCGTAGTGCCAGTTATCTGCCCAACGACGTAAGTATCCGTCGCTAGACCAGCCCCAGTAAGGATCATGCCAACCTGTATAGTCCCAGTCACAGCCGTAACGGTCAGCGTGGTAGTGGTAATAGACCCAGTGATCGTCGCTGTGGTTGGGTTTTCATCCGTGTCCATTGCCTGCGGAAATAGTCGAAGCGGCGTGTCCAGCCAAGCTGTGCGTTGGATTGTTCCGTAATACCAAATCTTATCTAGGTAGTTGTAGATTATGTACTTGTCGTTCCAGTTGGAGCTCGCGCTGGGGTACATCCACCAGACTTCATTCCACTGCTCATTCGTACCACAAACAATTTGTTCTGCTTGATTGTAGTTAATGTCCTCAAATACGTGGTTGCGCAGGGTGCAAGCCAGCGTCTCAATACGACCAGAATACGCATAGAACTTATCTTGGCCCATCCAGTACGTAACACTCGCCGCGCTTATGGTGGCACGGGGCGATATAATAGAGATGTTGTCTGCGTATTCCTGCAAACTGAACACGTCCGTGGTACCGGTAAACTGCAAGGTGTAGAGGTGGGTGTCTGTCCAAGTTAAGATTTCCTGCCGTGTTGGCAGGGCAACGATGATACGGGACCCACGAGATATACGTAGGAAACCAGCCGAATTTGTAACGCTGGGTTCCCATTGACCGGGTTCATCTTGGTCCGACCAACGGATAAGGAGCGGGTCAAAGTCGTCGGGGTCAGTGCTGCCGTAAGGCACCGCACCAAAAGCAAGGACGTGCTTGTCCTGCTGCGACACAAGGGTCTGCATAACCTTAACGGGGACATCGTTGGGGTCAAAACCATCAGCCGTAGCAACAGCCTGCAAGGTAATAGCCCGAGTAGCCAGCGCCGTGGACGGGTCCGTATTGGTACCGCGAGCCCAGTAGTAGGGCGCACCGTCGCGGATGTTCATAACAAGGTCGTTGTCAATATTGTTAAACCACCAGTCCTGCTGCGGGGCGTACACCGCACCAGTGGTAGAACCCAGACCCCAAGCATCACGACCCCAAGTACCGGCACCCCAACCATAACCGGCAGTGACTACTGCATTACCGGGTTCGATCTCGAAGTTGATAGTAATAGACGTTCCGCCACCCGTAGCTACAGTAGAAGTAGCAGCCGTTGTAACCGGGAAATAGAACGCGGTTGCGGAGGTAACTACGATCTCGTGGTTAGCGTTGATTTCAGAGTTGGGCACACCACCAACAACGCCTGTAACCCCGGCAATAGTTACGTAGGACCCGGTAATTGCGTTATGCGAGACGCCAAGATTAATAATTATTTTAATAGACCCAGACACCGTAGCCACGCAGTTATTCGTGTTGGGGTTTGACAGTGTAGGAGTAGTTGTGCGCAGCGGGGTGATGTCAAAGAAAACACCGCCAGCTTCAATATAGACCTTCTTCTCAGTCCCTAGAGAAAGTAGATCATCCGAGTAAGTAGTGATCCAGTTCCACATCTGACGGGCCACACCGACAAAAGTATTCGTAGTAGCCTTTACCCAACCACCAAGCTTCTGGGGGTAACCCGAACGGAAGCGTATCTTCTCACTCTCATACCAACCACCCTCACCGGAGTAGTCAGTCTGGTCCCGGTTAATGCCGGGTTTGAACTGGAGTTTAATCAGGGGCATGGGGTTACTTCTTCAGAGCTTCAGCAACGGACGGCACAATCTTCTCGACTGAACGCCCAATTACGTACCCGCCAAGACCCAACTGCACGATATCCCACAATTTGAGATACTCAGCTTCCTGCAAGTTAGGCGCAGCAAAGCCAAACCACCGGGCCGTAATCAGGGCCACAAAGACCAGCATGGTGATCGGACGCCAGCTAGAGGCCAGAAAACCGCCCGCAGCCTCAGTTTTGATGATATCCGCTGCGCCCTTGGCGAGCTCCGTCTGGGCAGCAAGAACGGCCAAATCACCGTTTTGGTAGAGCTTCATAAGCTCCAGCTTGGCAGCATCCTTCTGGGCCGGATCGGGCCACACGCGGTCAATAACTTTGCTACCGATATCAAGGGCGGCTGAGACGGGATCAAAAGCCATTTAAATCTCCTATGTGTAAGTAAACTTCACATAACCACCGGCACCGGGGTCGCCCGGATTACCAGACCCGACGCCACCCTGACCACCAACACTGAAGCTAGCGCCGCCCTGACCACCAATGTTAGCGCCGCCGGAATCACCAACACTACCGGAACTATTAGAAACATTGCCGCCAGAAGCAGAGCCACCAGCACCGCCAGCAGCTGACGGATAGCCGTTACCACCTGCGTAACCACCACCAGCAGTCATCGTGGTGATAAGAACGCCGCTAACAGAAGAAGCGCCGCCATCCGGAAGGGTACTCCAAGACCCGGCAGCGCCAACAGAGTAGTTAAGGATCTGACCGCCGCCACTGGCAGCAACACTGGTTATGGACTTAGAACCGCCGCCACCGCCACCGCCGCCGTAATCTTGGAAGCCATCATTATCGCCGAATCCACCAGCACCGGCACCGCCAACAATCTCGATAACAAGGGTGGTCGTACCGGAAGGTACTGTGAAGACGCCAGAACTACTTGTGTAGGTTACCGTACCGGGAGTAAAATTAACTGTGCCAGCCAGCTTGGAAAGCGGTATTGGCAGGCTACTTGGCACGGCCCCATTAACGCCAGATGTTCCGGGCGGAACGTAAACACCACCAGCCAAATAGGAACTAAGCGATCCGGGACCGCCAAATATAGCTACGACACTTGTAAGTTGTGCTGGGTTTGAAACAGGCATGTTTAACCCTTCAGCGCCTTAACTTCAGCCCGCAGTTCCTTGATTGCCTCGACCAGCAGTGGAATGACACGGTCATAGGCTACGACCAAATACTCAGGATCAACCGACCACCGGCTAACAGCTTCCGGCAAGACATCCTGTAGGTCTTGGGCAGACAAGCCAACCTGCTGATCTTCTTTGACCTGACCCAGCGAACGGGCCTTGTCGTT